GCCGTGATTGCCCTTGTCATCGTCTCGGTCTTCTTCATGGTCTCGTCCATCGTCGTCATGGTCCCTGTCATCGTCATAGTCCTCGTCAAGGTCTGGGCCGGTGTAATGGTCGTCGTGGTCTTCATGGTCGTCGTCGCCGTGGTCAGGCTTGGGGTCCGGATCTGGTTTCGGACCGGGCGCAGGCGGCTCAGGAGCGGGCGCTGGGCCGGGGTCCGGCTTCGGGGTAGGGGTGATGCCCGAAAGCAAAGGAAGGCCGCCACCGCTGCTCGTTTCGCACGTAACAGGCAAGGGGAAGGTGAGGCAGGGCTCGACGTGCGTGCCACAGGCGGCCAAGGGCAGGAACAGGAGAAAGTATTTCATAGGCGTGCCTCCAGCATGGCGTCGGCAAGCCGATATGCGTGACCAGCAACATCGCCGTATTCCTCAAAGCATGGGGCAAGCCCTGCCAACGCCTGCCCCGCGAACCAATCGCGCAGGGTCATGCCAGCATGGCCCGCGTGGAACTCGGTGCTTGGGTACGGGAACGCCGGGCCTCCGTCGTCTTTCGCGTCAGTCATTTTATCCACCTCTTCATCATTTCTTGTTCAGTCGTAGCCAAAGCCTGCGCGCTGGTGCTGGAGGATGCGCGGACCTCGAAGGCGGGGCGCGGCGGCACGTACTGGGTGGGCATGGAGCCCTTCTCAAGTTGCTGCTCCCGCCCGTTGAACTCGATGTAGTGCTGCCCCTGCCAGAGAACTCCCAACGTCGGGCGACGATCAGGGTCAGGCTGGATCATCGGGGTATCCACGCCATCCATCATGAACCGACCCGTGACATAGGCCACCGGATCACCCGTCTTGAGTGCCGGTATCTGCCGGGCCATGTCCTGCCACATGCCCGTAGGCGACGGCACCGGGCCCACCACTGCGGCGGGCACGGCGGCAGCCTTGGCAGGGGCTGCGCTGGGGCGGACGACTAGCGCGGCACCCGCTAGGCTGAGAAAGAGGCGTCGGGTGAGCTTCATTCGTTCCCCCACAGGGTTTTGGTTGCCGCGACGATCAGGGCCATCACGATCAGGACCGCCAAGGCTAAGGCCGCACCAAAGAGGGACGGCGCGAGAGTAACCACCCCCACAGCCATGCTCACGCCGGTGGTCTCGAAGCGGCTGAAGTACGGCGCGGCGATGTACTTGCGAAGGGAGGCGTTCATGACAGGAGCTCCTTGGCAAAGATGGCGAGGACGGTGAACGCACCGGTGGCCACGAGAATCAGGTACATGGCGATGGTCGTGGCGCTGGGAGGATCATACTGCATGTACTCGTCGTCCTCGTCCTCTTCCGTGTACTCGATGCTCCCACTGCCCCCGCAGTTCTCGCAGTCGGCCACGTACTCCTCGACGTAGCCGCGCCCGCTCGAGCAAGGCACGTCCCGGTCGTACTCAGTGTAGCCCCAGCCCTTGCACTCGGGGCATTCCTTGTTGGTCATTGCATACCCTCCAGCTTCTTGATTGCCGCCCGCAGCTGCTCGGCGTAGGCGGGGTCCCCCAGATGCGGGTACTTGGCCAGCACCTTTGGGTTGGTGCAGTCGCTCAGGTCGCTGCGCATGATCCGCAGGCGGGCCTTGATGTTGGCAGCCTCAAGGTACAGGCCGAAGTCGCCGTAGACTTCCGGGGTGAGTGTTGCGTCGGTCATGATGACTTTCCCATCCTAGGTGCGTGATACGATTTCTTGACGCCAAAGGCCGGGTGCCCCGACCAGAAGCCCTCGATCCACTGATACCAGTGGCCGTCCTTGCGCTGGCTGGTATTGATCCAGCCTTCTTGGGCCTTGCGCCAGTGGCCCCGCGTGTAGTGCAGGGGCATGCAGCGCACAGGGTCGTCGCTCTGGAGCTTGGCCTTGACAGCCTCGCCTATGTTCCATGTGACCTTGTGCCATGCGTCAGTGGCGTACCCCCCGGAGCGGATAGCCGCCCGGCGCTCTTGCCTCGACCCTACGGAGCCACTCTGCGTGAACCCGGGCTGGTTGAGCAGCGAGCACATGGCCGCGACCGTCAGGACGTGGGTGGCACGAGTGGTCTTGTCGTCTTCCGTCCCGTCCTCGGGGCCAACAAGGCCTCCCTCCACCTCGAGCTTGTACCCGCCCTGCAGGAGGCCCCCGAAGTAGGGCGAGACAAGGTACACGAAAACCCCGTCAGGTTCCTCTTGGGCAAAGTACATGAACGGGAGCTCCTCCTCCCGCCCAGCGAACTGGATGTTCGTGCCCGGTGCCCAGAAGGCGCAGACCTTCGAGGGCAGGCGGCAATCCTTGTCCAGCGTGATGCTGTCCGTGGAGTGGCCAGCAAAGAGGCTCTCGAACATCCCGTCTGCTGCCTTCGCCACGCCCTCGTTGATCTCGTAGAAGTCGCAGTCCGGGAGCAACTCAAGGATGCCCCCAGCCGTCAGGAAGGCGTCCTCTGGATAAGACCCGGCCCGGTCAAAGATGTGGCGGTACGCAAGGCGGACGCGCTCGGCCATCTCGATGATGGATGTGGGCTCGCGGACCTTGGTCATTGGGCACCCGGATGCGTAGGCCAAGGCATCCACGCCACGGGCGGGGAAGTCTTGGTGAACATGTTCCAGCGCCCCTCCCCCGGCAGCCAGCGGCTAAGAGTGACCACGCCGCACGATCCTGCGGCGATGATCTGAACCGGGACGTGCTCGGTCCAGACGCTCTCCTCCTTCCGGTTGCCAACCACGCGCGTAACCTCGCGCTCCTCGCCCCTCGGTGCTTGGTCCATGTTGAAGTTCCATGCGGTAGGTTCTGCCCACTTGGCCATCAGAGCACCTCCGCCGGAGCTTGGTCCTTGGGCCAGCCCATGGCAGACAAGTCGGAGACGACATGCAGGACAAGCGCAGTGCCAGCAGATGCCGCGCGGTTGCGCATGGCGTAGATGTCCTCGGGCAGGTAGTGGTGAAGCTGCGGTTCGAGCACGACTTTGGCCTGCTTCAACGTGCGGACAGGGGTAAGCATCTCGCGGAGCTTGTTCTCCATGCTTTGACGGGCGCGGTGCTGCTTGTCAGCAAGCCCGACAAGTAACTCGATGGGGCCATGGACAGCCTCCAGAAGCTTCGCCGTCATCTCGTCCATGTCCCCGTTCCGGGAAAACTTGGACAGATAAAGCATGGAGCGGTCGTTGGGGGCGCGCCAGTAGATGCCGCCCACGTGGCCAAGGTCGTTGTTGCCGGAAATGTAGAGGCCAACCTTGCCGTTCAGGAAAGGGCGAAGGGCTGCGTCCTCGTACAAGGCACGGGCCGGGGCAGGCATGAGCTCCAAGGCAACCTTCTGGACGTGCTCTTGGACGAGGGCTGCGTAGTTCACCTTGGGAACGTCGTGCATGATCTTGCTGACGATGCCTGCTTTGACTGAGATAGAGAGGTTCATGGGCCTCGGTCCTTTGTGCTAAATGCGAAGTCGTGGTGGTTGTTTACTATGAACAAGTGGGGGTGTCAATGGGGGTGTTTGGCCTTGTTTTGTTGGTGCTTGGTGTGGTGGTCCGGGGACCTTGGAACTTTCCCTTATAGAGGATTCTGGAAAAATAATTTTTGAAAAAAAAACTCGTGTTAGGACGAATTTTCGTAAATGGCGTAAATACTCCTGAGGAAGTACTTGTAGGTGTATGAAAACAAAAGGTAATCCGTATTTACGGTATCGAAAGAGCAGCGTAAGAGCTTTACACAGTACCGTAAAGAACTTCTCAGCTTGCCCTAGGGGTTTTCGTTTTTCGGAAAAAAGCTGCCAACATTTTCCTGAAACTGCCTATAAGGGAACTCAGATTTTACGGTTATTTACGGTGCCGGAGGGCAAGCGTAAATCGCCGCGTAAATCGCTGTTTTGGGGGAGGTTGGCTGCCGACGCAGTCGAAACGCATCAGGTCAGGCCTTCTGCATACCTCGGGCGGCTGCTCCTTGTCAAGAATGTCGTGGGCGGGTATGGTTGTGCATACACCACAAACAAGGTGCAGCATGACGGAACGAACAAAGCCGGGGCCAAAGCCCCGCGTGAAGCGTGACAAGACGGTCAACGCTGCCCCTCTTCTCAAGTCGGCTTTTGAGCTCGAGCTCGAAGAGGAATACGGGCGCGAGCTTACCACAAGGCAGCGAACCTTTTGCGAACTGTACATCGAGGGGCGCATGACGGCTGCCGAGTGTGCCCGACAGGCTGGGTACAGCAGCAACAGCGGGCCGGAGATCGCTTCTAGGCTGTTGAACGGCAACACGTTCCCGCACGTCCCCCGATATATCGCCCAGCTGCGCGAAGAAAGGGAGCGATTGTATGGGGTGACCCTGACAGGCCAGCTGGAGCGGTTGTACAAGCTGTCGCGTGGCGCGGAAGAGTCCGGCCAGTTCTCGGCTGCCATCAACGCGGAAAAGATACGGTCGGCGCTTGGCGGCCTCACTGTTGACCGGCGCGAGAACATCAACGTCATCGACCAGATGACGCGCGACCAGATCACGGCACGGCTGCAGGAACTGCAGCACAAGTACCCGCAAGCGTTCGTGGTGGACGCCGAATACACAGAGGTAACCCGTGGGACCAGAGGCAAATCTGTGGGCAAAAATGCGGAAAAGCCTGCCCTCCAACTGTCACGCGACGAGGATTGAAAACCGCCACGGCGGCGGAATCCCCGACGTACACCTTGCGGTTGCAGGAGTCAGCTTTTGGGTCGAGCTCAAGGCAGCGACGGGTAAGGATACTTTTTTGCGTCCGCAGCAGGCGGCATGGCATGCTCGTCAGGCTCACTGTGGTGGTCTCTCATACGTGCTCTGCGGCTTTGCGCACCCACCCTACCTGAAAATATGGAGGGGCCTAGACGGGGCTCTGGCGGGCTCTGCGGGCCTACTCTGCGTCCCCCCGCTTATCGCCTGCGAGGGCATGGCCGAGGCCCTGCGCCTGCTCTTCGACGATGCCCTGCGGCTGGCCGCTGCGGCGAGCTCTGCGGCCCTGCGCTCTGCGGCCTCGCCCGATCCGGCGGCGACGGTCCAAGGGGAAAAGGCCCCCGACCCATAAGGCCGGGGGCAAGGTGGCCGCACCCAAGGCGTGGGGGTGCGGCGGGCAACCTAGTGCAGCACAATGGCCACGGATTTTGGCGACCGGGTGGCAAGGCCTGAGCACAACTTGCAGGCTTCGCAGGTAGTGCGCCGCCCCGCTTCCTTGCTGGCCGGGCACATGACTTCCCGCGCCGGGTCAATCTCTGAAACCGCTTGCACCACGCGGAAAGTCCGCATGCCTTGCGCCCAAAAGGCCAGCGCTTCGGCGGCGGTGTCCGCGCTTTGCATGACGAGGTCCGGACGGAATCCGGATTGGTGGCTGTATCCGGTCCAACCTTCGGCTTCGGATAGAAGCGCGTCCCATACCGCCGCCGGAACCGCCGCCGGGTCGCCATAGGTGCCGAGTCGGACCATGCGCCCGCGCCCGATAGCTGCAGGGTCTTGCGGCTGGTAGAACCCGCGCTGAAAGGCGCGCCACACGACAAGCGGCCCCTGACCTAACAGGACGTAGCAGGTGCGGCCCTTGGCCTGTTTTGCCGCCGGGTCGTCGGTGGCCGTGCCGCGATGCGGGCAGGTGCCACAGATGGAACTATCCGCGCCCGTCTTGCTGGCCTCGCGCGGATCAATGTCGGTGCGGAGGATGTAGGTTTGGACCATCACGCCCGTCTTGCTATTGCTCTTGGAATACGTGGCCACAACCACGATAGGCGCGCCGTCCAGAACCGACGGCCCTTGATAGATGATGCCGGAAAAAACTGTTTCCCCCGCCCGCGCTGCTTTCGCTTTCGCCATTTCTTCAATCCTTCAATATCCAAGGCCCGCGAACCACGGGCCCGATAGGAAAACCCTAGCTTAGTTGTGCGGAATGCACAAGTGAAAAGCGCCCCGGGGCGCATAGCTTTCACATTGCGCCGCGGTCCGGGGCGCGGGTTCCGGGGCTCTGCGACCTTGCGCGCCGCGCTCTGCGGCCCCGCGCCGCGCGTTTTTTGTTCGAGTTCTGCGGCTCTGCGGCCCCGCGCGCCGGTTTTTCTCCGGGGTCCGAGGCCCGAGGAACGAGGGCCGAGGACCCCGGTCTTCGAAAAGGAGTCC